TCTGACCAAAAAAGTTAGAAAAAGAAGCGTTTGTAGCACCTTGCCCGGCAGACCTGCCTAAAAAGTTGGAGCGTTGCGCATTTGTTGCGTCAGTTCCTGATAGATAACCTAAAAAATTTGAATTATTTGCATTTGTTGCATTAGCTCCCGCAAAACCGCCAAAAAAATTTGAACCATTAGCTGATGCTGCATCTTTGCCTGCTTGGTCACCAAAGAAATTTGAGCCGGCTGCGCTTGATGAATTTTGACCTGCAAATCTTCCAAAAAAATTAGAGTGGGATGCGTTCGTTGCATCACGCCCCGCATTAATACCAAAGAAGTTGGAATTACTGGCATTTGTTGCATTTTGCCCAGCATTTTGCCCAAACCAAAATCTGTTATCAGACCCAAAATATCCTACTCTTACATTGTTTCTTCTTATTGAAAAATCAACATCATCGGTCGTGCCAATAAAATTTGTATCCGCATTTGTCCCAGCATTGCCTGTAAGCGACCAAGACAGATTAGCATTAGCTGGCACCCATGTAGTGCCGTTGAAAAATTCAATTTGATTTGTAGTCGTATTATACACCTGCAAACCTGTTGCAGGGCTTGTAATAGCATCACGCTGCGTGGCTGTCATCCGAGGCAACAATACGCCTCTGTTTGTGCTTGTAATATCAAGTATTGATGAAGCGTCTGGTGTTACTACTCCTATTCCTATGCGCCCATTCGTAGCGGGTACAATTGACGGGTTGCCTGATACATTTGAATGTGTCCCAGTGCCGAATAAAACACCGCCGATATTGATAGCATTTGATGTAGCATCCGGCAATGATATATTAGTCCCGATTATAATATTATTTGAACCTATATTATTACCTGTGAATGTCCGCCCTGCATTTCGACCGATTAAAGTTGAGTTGCTGGCATTGGTTGCCTGAAAGCCCGCATTAATACCTATGAAGTTTGAATTGTTTGCATTGGTTGCACCATCGCCTGCATTATTGCCCAAGAAGTTAGATTGGTTGGCGGCAGTTGCTTCACGGCCCGCATTTTGACCGATGAAATTTGAACCGCCTGCGTTTGTTGCATTTTGACCAGCAAAAGACCCAAAAAAGTTGGAGCTGCCGGCATTTGTTGCATTTTGACCTGCAAATTGTCCTAAGAAGTGGGAATTGTTGACATTTGTTGCGCTATTGCCTGCATTTAGTCCTATAAATACGTTTGGCCCCCCAGCTACGCTATTACCCGCATTTTGACCGAAAAACAGCCTGTTATTTGAACCAAAAAAACCTACTCTTACATTATTCCTTCGTATCGAAAAATCAACATCATCGGTCGTGCCTATAAAGTTGTTGTTAGCATTTGTCCCCGCATTACCTGTCAAACTCCATCCTACACTGTCTCTTAGCGCAAATGTAGTACCGTTACCTCGAGTAAAGTAAATGCTGTCAACACCGGACAAACGGTAAGCGTTGCGCAAATAATTTGCAACTATTGACGCAGTGTCTGATATATTGAGTTTTAAATTAATGCGATTGCTCAAGCTGGTTGTATCAATACCGCTGCCTGCAAGTACTAAAGTGTCTTGTGTGCCATTGGCCCGCTGGAATATCGCCGTGCTGTCATTGAGCCTAACAAGCTGTCTATAAGCCCCGCTGTCAACCGTTGGGGGGGTTGGTGTAGCATTACCATCAGCAACGTAGAATGTGCTTAAAACGACCGTATTAGCGGGCTGTGCAGGTATCTGTGGGACTTGTGCCGGGGTACCTTTTATTAGGCCCAAATTGCCGGGTAACGTGCCAGGAATATACAACAAGTCGTAACGAGGCAATGGGTCTGCAGGGTCAAGCGTCACACTTACTCCGCCGCCTATTTCTCTGCCTAAAGGCGTTTGTGCGTGGCCAAAAGAAACATTGAAAGTATAAGGAGGACTTAGTGAAGTTACGGCCAACCCGAATAATATGCCGACCCTAAAATCTTTGGCATAAAACAAAGTTGACTGCCCATTTTTCCAGTAGTAAAAATATTCTAATTCGTCTACTACATCTGTGGTTACGCTGTCAACACCACCGCTGCTTATGTTTTTCCAACGCTGCCCAACCTTTGCCCATAATGTGCTATCAGATGTGCGCAAAAATAAAGCACCATTTACCGCCTCCTTCCATTTAGGGTTAGATAGCATAGGCGTATCTACACCGGAAGGCACAACAAGTACGCTGTCAGCCTTTACACCTACAAACTTAAAAGGTGTGTTGTTTACCTGAAACACCTGCCCAAATGCGGCAAAACATATTAAAGTAAATAGTAATGTAAGTCTTATTTGCATATTATAGTTATTACTGTTCCAGTGAATAATATATTGTCAGGCGACCATGTTAGCGTGCCTGTTGTTGAATCAAAAGTATATTCCAACTGGTCAGCAGGGTTGCTTGCGACCTGCTTCTGCGGTTGCGTATCCCGCCAAATGCCCAATATTTCTTTATTAATAAGCGAAGCCAATGTGAATGTGTTCGAGTTTGTTTGCATAGTAAACTGTACCCAAGTCCAGTCCGCCTTAGTCGTTATTATTTCTATCGTATCGGCAGGCAATGCAGTTGCGGGCACATTACATCTGTCGCTGAGGAAGAAGGAGCTTATATCTAAGCTAAAGGCAACACCTGCCAGATAATCTACTGTCTGGTCAACAAGGAATGATACTGGACTCTCGCTTCCAATGAACCAAGTGCCAAAATATGCAGGGTCTCGAAATAATGCGATCAGGTCTTCCGCAACACCGAACATGTCGCTCAATACTTCCTGTTCGTTTTCGTCTGCATTGCCTACCCTGCTAACCAAATCTAACACATAGAACCGAAAGTTATGTGTAGACAAATGCTGTGTGCTGCTTATTGCGCCGGTATTGTGCTCGGCAATAACGATAGGATAATCAACTTTTTTTCCTGCGCTCTGAACATAATTTACTGCGCTGTTTACATAGGCGAATGTTCTCACCTGCTTGTGAGCCCCGACTATGTCTGACAGCCGCTGTATAATCTGATTTAAAGTCATTGTCATGGAGCGCAATTTTTAATTTTTCCAAATTTTTTTTTGAAGCCACCTTCATGTTATCTGCATTTACTTATGTACTCTCTATGTTCCCAGCCTTTTTTTTCGTAGCAATCACCTTCACCCAAATAAATAGGCAATGTAAACGTGCCCCCGTAAGGAAACACGGTATCTGCCGTACTGCCGGGATTAATATATTCGGGAAAATTACCTTTCGAGCTTTCCTCTATCAGATACCTTTTAGTCCGCTCTGCATACCATTCTGCCCGTCTCTTATAGCGTTCGCTAATCGCTAAATTCTCTTCCGGGCTCAATACTTCGCCATCTGCGCTGGATGCACGTACAACGCCCTTGTTGAACATTTGAAAGCTTATCGTTGTCGGTAGCTCCATCATAGTATAATTTATCAGCGTGTCTACTATGTAGTCATCTACCAATGTCTTGTACATCCCGCTCAATGTTCCGGCTTCAATGTCTAATTGCAATTTGTTGAACAAAGCCGACCCAAGCAGCGGCAAAATGTACATATCCTGCGCAACTTTTATTTCAGGATATAGCAACTTAGGGTCAATATTGCCGTGCACCGTTGTGCGCTCAATCAGAATAGCATCCGATATAAATAATACGTTTTTACTCATTATGATTTTTTTATAAGTATTTCAGTCATCCAGTAATGCCTGCAATGAATTTTCACCTCGCCTTTGTCATTCCAAAACCCGCCAGTTCTTTCAAATACACTATATCCAAGCCGTGCCGATATTTGCTCTATGTCCGCTCTGCTATACACCCTGCCTCGCTCGCTTAAAGCCATCATTTTTCTGCAGAAAGGCCTTGTTGTAGGTATTACTGCGGGGCCTTCTACGCCAGGCCTCAACTGGTAGGAATACCTAAGTAATATGTCTGTTGTGCTCGGCGGTGGTAGCTTTTCCAGTATCTCATCAGCACCGGGCAAACGCTCAAAGACAGGTTGCCCTAAGTCGTCGTATGTCTTTTGCAATGCACCAGCCTTTACAAGGGCCGCAATGCTGGCCGATACTTTAGCCCTGTCAACATTCAATATATTAGCAATATTTTCTATACTTATTCGTTTATCCTTGCTAATTAAATTTAATATGTCCGATTTACGAAGGTCTGTTTCCTCTGAAAATTTACCGCTGAAAGGGAAAGCGTCAAAGGTTTCATAACCTTTTCTGTTATGACCGACAGACTCGAACATGTCCGCTAACTGATATTCGCCAATATTATAACACATTGCCCCCGTCCTCCATGTCCGGTGTTATTCCCAGCATAATATCCTGCTGCTCCCTCGACAGCCCAAAACTATTTTCAAGCATTAACCTTGCTTGCTCTAAGGTTAGTTCGCCCTTGCTATATTTTCTCACGATCCGCATCAATCCCTGCATTTGCTTACCTGTCATGTTCTTTAGGTTTTCATTCACCGATAGTTGTTGCTCTGGCGGTGCTTCCGGTAGCTGGGTTGTTTTGGACAGCTCAATGCCCGCCTGCTCAAGTAGCCATTCCTTAGGTGCGATCTGCAGGAGTGCCGCTTCGCTTAGCGTGAAACCTATTGGGTCAACACCAACAAACCGGTATTCATTTGCTACGCCCATGTATCGAGTAAGATAATTTATAAACCGCTCGAACTGAATTTGCTTTACTTCTACATAAGTCTTCTTAAATATTTCGTAGCCCTCCTTAAGCTGGTTGGTCTCACCTAACTTGCCTGCCGTCATTACACCGAAAAGCGAAGGTGTTGTGATGCCATGCCCGGAAAATACCTCTTGTTGTACTGTTTCATTTAGTATAGTAAACTGCTTGTCAAGCTCCGTTGCTGATAGGTCGTCAATACGTACAGCCTTTGCGGGGTCGTTGCCAAACATTAACATAATGCCGCCCGCATTTTCACTTCCTGCAAATTTGCTTTTAAAAGCCCTCTCCAGCTTGCCTTTTCCTTCCTCTGTTGGCTCGCCATTAAAGAACTGTATTAGCTTGGAAGGAAACATCCCGTTGGTTATCGCACTAAGATGATATTGCGAAATTTTTACATCCGTTTCAATGTAATTTGCAGAGCCAATATATCCGGGCAATGGGTAGTAATCACAATCAGGCCGATATTCTTTATAAGCTAATATTTGCTCCGTCTTTACTTCTGCATTGGGGTTGAATTCGTCTATAATAATCGGTTTTGTTCTGTCGAACCTGTCGGCCCAGTTGTCTTTGAAAAAATATTTGCCGTCAATGCCTACCCTTATCTTATGGAAAGGAATATGATACAGCTCCGCAATTTCGCCGCCAATATTATAGACTACCTTAATGTAAGCACCGCCGAAAATTTCTACGTCAATAATACACTTATAGACAATGTCATTAAGAGTTTCCGCATAACTATTTACTTTATTCAGCAACTCCAGCCCTTTTGCATCGCCTTCGATAGTCAGTCCTTTACCATAGACATAAACAACCTTTCCATTTATTATGGCATTGTGCTTGCTGCTTTTGTTATACAAATAAAGTAAGTAGTTAGGGTAATCGTTATTTTCGCCAAACATAACAAAGCCCTTACCTTTCGAGGTCTTAAACTCCGGTATCTTCGAGTCGGCGAATTTGATAAAAATCACCGGCTCGTTACCCATTGTATTGCTTGTATGTTGTGGCTGTCTCATATTTCTCATATTCAAATTCTGTTGAAGGCACCAGCATCATAATACCTACCTCTAATATTCCTAAAACTTCATTAGCCTGAGTGTCTTTCTCCTTCACTTCATAATGCCATAGCCCGACGGGGTAACTGTTGAAAACGACAGATGTGTTTATGGTAAATTCATTGTACCGCTCCGGATAGGTGCTAATATCTTGCCCTGCTTGTTTCTCAAAGGTAACAACTTGCTTAGTAACAGAATGTGTAAAAGTAAACACGTATGAATAATTATCCTCAAGTGTTAGTTTCTCATGCAGAGTTAACACTATGGTATCATTCGTTGCGCCTTTCGTTAATTTCAGCATATAAAAAAACCCTGCCCTGAATAAGGCAGGGCTACCCCTTATACCCCCATTAAAAAATGTTAGCCTGGTGTTGTGAGTGTGGCAAGTGTGGCGGCGTTGACTTCAAACGCCGGTTCTCTTTCAGCGCCAGTCAATGTAAGCCCATAACCGTTACGGTCTCCATACGCTTTACCGCTTGTTCCGCTTCCGGAATTTAATGCAAGGCCTAATACCGCTCCATACATGAACGCTTTACCGTTCCTGTCAACCGTTACCGCAACCAATCTGTTCTGCCCTAATAGCTTTACTTGATTGCGTATGCTTGCCTGCATCTTATTGAGGAATAATTCAATAGTTTGCGCATAGAAAATCGTGCCATTCTCGTCACTGCCTGTTATTTCTTCCGTTGCTTGTGCTGTCTGCGGTAGTTGTTCAAACTTGTGAAACTTTTTGCCGCTTGCTTTAGTTATGCCAGTTACCACACCACTTGCCTCGGCAAATGATGTTATGCCTGAAAGTTCTATAAGATAAATCTCTTTCAAGCCGCCCATACTGTCCCGGCAATCCAGTGTATAACCCGCCGTTAATGCACATGACATATTAATATTTTTTAAATTATGAAGTTGACAATCTCAGCAGGGAATGCGAAGTTTACACCCATCTTTAGAGCTACGTGTAGCTTATTCACTCTATCATCCTGCGAGTACCAAATCTCAAATGAGTTTTCCTCGCCCGACAAGTCCGTGCCGATATACAGGTTTGATGTCCTTGTAGCTACCAACCTATTTGTTCCATCCAGCCCGTGTACCGCTGTAAGTCGGTAGTTTGTGCCAGGAATAATCACTTCTCCGTTAGGTGCATTTTCGCCGCTTGTAGGTGCGAAGTTGAACAAGTTCTGATCCCTGTAAGCTCTTAAAAATGTATTATAGGTGTCGTACCCTGCGAAAATCCTAATATCATTTTTGCCTTGTATAGAAGCCGGCAGAGCAACCCACATTGCATCTACAATAGCCTTCACATTGGCGGTCGTAATGCTGCCTGTTATAGGTGCCTGACCTAAATAAGTATTAGTGTTTGCCTGAATAACAGTACCGGAAACTGCATTGATTAGCTTTAGAAGCCCATCGAATTTATTTAGGTTCTGGTCGGTGCTGTTAGTATCGCCCTGCCAAATTGCCTTTTCCAGCTGCTCGGCAATAACTGCGGCAATCTCTTCGGTTATTTTTTGTTCAAACGCAAACTCTGTATTAGAGCTGCCAGCCCTCAAAGCTTCTTGTGTGTACTTAGCCTCAAGGTCTTTAGTACAGAATTGTTGCTCAACCTTTATTTTGCCTACGGTAACAACACGTTGAGTGATAGTAGTGGTGCCGTTAGCATTGAAGCCGCAACCGGTGTCGATCTGAAAAGGTGCATTTGTAGCGATGATGTTTATTGTTTCGCTCGACTTTACCCTTGTCATTACGTTACCCTCGTTGAGGATAATCTGTTGCGTCTTAGCATCAAAGTGTGATGCCATTGTTAGGCTGTCTGCATTCTGCCGTGTATAGTCTGCCAGTGCGGCTACGTTGAAACCCATTTTATATTAGTTTTTAATTTTTTCTAATGCTTTTTTCAAATTTGCAAAACGTTCAGTCTTACTCAACGGCTGCGCAGCTGCAAATGGTTGTTGTGGCGCCTGTGTTGATGCGGCCGGAGTATTGAGTATGTCCGAAATCAAAGCGATTATTTTTGCGTTCGCTTCTTTCTGAACTGATAATCTCGCTTCTATGCTGTCCGTCTTTTCTTTTAGCATCTCGGCAACAATCTTTCTTACCATCTCCTCGGTAAGGCCTGCGGGTTGTTGCGGCTCTTGCACTTGCTCTTGCGCTTCAACTTGCGAAGGTTTTATGTTAGTTATTACGCCGTTCTCATCAACGGTTATCACAGTGCCGTCCGATAGCTCATGTTCACCTACCGGCGCCTTAGCGTCCCCCACCATTACGGTTCCGCCTAACTCAAGCGCAGATATAGTTACTGGCGTGCCGTCTTTAAGTGTGTATGTTGGCGATGCGGGCTGAGGGTCTTCAAGCCCTAACAGCACCTTGATATTTTTCAGTATAGATATTTTGTCCATGCTATAAATAAGTAGATTGTAGTGCTTTAGGTATCACAACTGCGACAATAATTTTTCTATTTGCTCGAAAATCTGTTGTGCGCTAAGCTTCTGCCGCTTAGCTCTGAAAAATCCGTCCACGCTCCAGCCTTTCAATGTGCCGTCCTTTATCTTAGCCCAAACTTCATCGTTCTCAACTTTTGCACCGACAAACCAAGTACCGTCCGGGTACTTGTCGCCCATACCCAGTAATCCCTTAGTGCTGTCTTGTATAAATGATTGATAAATGGTGACGCCCGGCGCCTTTTCGCCGTTGTGCATCAGGTCAACGTTCTTTTGATAGCCCTTTTTAAAGAATTTTTGCGCTATGGTTTCTATCGTTTCCCGGGAAAACTTTACATAGAACTCTCCCATACCGGGCTCGTTTCGATAGATAAGCATGTCGGGTATCATGGCAGGGCCCACTACGATTCGTTTTTCATCATCTGCAAAAAGGCCTCTGTAATTTTTGAAAGCGAAATAATTTTCTTTAATAGCAGGGCTATCAACCATGCTAACGAATGACACTTCGCATTCGCCGTCGGTTGATTCATCTACTTGAAGGTCGTAAATAGGCAAATCCTGGCTCATAAATCCTTAAAGTAGGTATTTACCTTGCAGGTACAACTTTAGGTTAGCCTTGCGGCTCTATTGAGCCGTCTTATACGTTCCTGCGAGCTGCTTACATCGCTTTCAACGACAAACGCACGGGTAGTAGCATTTCCGATTTGGTTAAGGCTATTCTGGTCGAGTTGTGTAGTAGCTCGTTGGGGTTCCGGTATAGGTGGCGCTTGAAATGATGGCACCTGCCCGACGGGGGCGCCGCCGCCTTTGCCGGGTATTTTGGTCGCAATTATTTTGCGCACATTGGCAAGCGTCGCAGCTCCTACGGTTGCAGCTGCTATGAAGTTGAACGGAGGCGGTGCGCTCGCTAATGCCTTTTGTACCGCCAAAAAACCGTCAATGGTAGCTTGGGCAACAGCCAGCGCCTTGCCTGCTACTGTCTCCCTGCCAACGAGTTCTGATAGTGCTTCCAGGGCGTTGGATATTATCTGTATCCTGCCTTCCTGCAAGGCTCTTTCGTTGGCTAACCGCTCGTCTGCTGCCTGCTTGTCAAGCTCCGCCTTCTTTTTTCTGTATTGCTCCTCAACTTCAAACAACAGCAACGAATTGTCGCCGGCTATTTTCAGCCGTTCCTGATATTCATCAAAAATCTTCTGCCGCTCCAGCGCAATGCCGCTTAATCGCTCAAGCTGCAATGTCTTGAAAAGTTCGGTCTGCTGCTTCTGTTGCTCCGCTGCTTTCGCCTCCGCTTCTGCTTGCAGCCTCAACATCTCTTTGTTGAACTTCTCTATATCATCAAGCTCTTTTGACCGGAATAAAAAATTATCTTTAGCCTTCTGTTCATTCGCCTTCTTATTGCTTTGAACAATCGCTTTGTCAGCATTCCGTTGCGCAAGTATCAGGCCCGCTCTGTCATTCTCCAGCTTTAGTAATTCATCCTGCCTTGCTTTAGCGTCTTCCTCACCCTTGCGCCTCGTTTCCTCGGGGTCAAATATTAGCTTAGCTAAAAAGCCAGTACTTTGATCTACAAAATCGCCGTTTATTTTTAGAGGTATATCAATGCCGGGTATTTTGTTTATAAGGCCTATCAGTCCGTTTATTGCGTCTATGCCTAATTTGGTTATGGCTCGTATAGGAAGGCTGACTAAGTCAAGATAGCCTTTAAGAAAATCAAAGTTCCTTTGTGCTGCTGCTTCCTGCAACTTTCTCGTTATCTCTCCATTCCTTATTACTTCTTTGGTTGCGGCAATGGTGGCATCAATTTGCTTTATTTTTATCTGTAATATTTCAGCCTCACTTTTGCCTTGCAGCTTCAAAATATTATCTTGACTGCTTATGGATGACAACTTTTCTTTCTGTAAGTTAAGATTTGCTTCGCTGGCTTGGTTCAGCTTGTTTTGCTCGGCTGTAACGCCATTCACCAAGGCTTTAATATCTTCCCAATATGCTACTATTGTGCCAATAGCGACTGCGAATAAACCTATACCTGTTGCGGCTATGCCTGCTTTGATGCCTTTAAGTGCATCGAGAGCAACAACTTTCAACCGCTCGAAATATTTGCCGGCATCTGCGATAGCGCTAAGGCCTTGACTGAGAGCAAGCGCAGCCTGAACCTTTACCAGCGTCTTTTGCAAGTCTTCGCTTTCGGCTCCGAATAATGCGGCTGCCCCTGTTAATGCGGTGAAGCCACCGGCGGCGGCACTGAGTGCATCGGAAAAAGCACCAAATTTTTTTGCAGGATTAAAAAGCTCTATCCTTTCATTTGCATCTGCTATACGGTCTCTTAGCTCAGCCACACGCTTTGCTGCTTGTAATGCTTGCGGTGAAAGTTCGCCGAACTCCTCGCTAATGCTTATAACTTCTCTTTGTGCCTCTCTCAGTTGCCGCCTAATATCACCCACGCTCTTTACCGCTTGCTCACCATTAGCACGTATTTCTAAGCCTACTACTTGGTCTGCCATATTAGTAAATTTTTTCAATTACTTTCAATAACTCAACTTCGCAAACGTCCGGCTCACTCATATTGTAATCAATAATCTTCACGAGCCGCCACAATGCGCCGTCTATCCAGATAAGTTTTGAAAAGTCAAGATTAAAAATATCTGTAATATTTAACTTCATCTTACACTTAAGTAACCTGCTGTCTTTATCTGTTATTTCTGCCATGTAGGATGAATGGTACACGTTGAATTGGTGATTAGACAAGTTGCCGCTTGTCACTGTGAAAAACAGTTCTGCGGGTACACCGAAATGTATGTCATTGCTCGGAGCGTCCGGGTCATCGTAGTGCCCTGCATAACCGTAGGACGTTAGCCCGCTAACTTGCCCTGTAATATTCCACGCCGTTACTCCGGTAACATGCAAGGCTTGCAGAATGCGTATGTTGCTGTCTGTCTGCGATTCGATGTTATTTTCCAGCTTCAATATAGTACTGTACACCTTATCCTCACCATCATAACCTACTAATGGCGTCGGCGAAAATATTACTTCTAATGTCTCCCTGTTGTCCTCGAAGTCAAAGGTTGAATCTAATGTATATTGGCCATAGGTCTGATTGTACCTTTTCTTATACAATTCATTGTAATAGTCTGAATCATCCTTGAACTTGAAATCGTAAAAACGACTGGTAAGAAAAGCCATCGGCGTTATCCTTATAGGCTGCGACCTATCTACTTTATCACTCCAGTTTACCGTCTCTGGATTGCTGTAAAAATCAACATATGGTGAAATTTTTACATGTCTTTCTTTTTCAGGGTCTTCATAGATGTATAAGTTGAACAACTTCATAATGCTACTTAAAAAATCCCGCTGCAAAATGTTTGAGGGTATAGTGTCATTCATCTTCACAGTGTCACCTACGGCAACGGGCGTCGGTACTGCTGTATCGCTTACTATCATGCAAGTTGCGGACAAAGTAATAACGTTTAGCGGGGTTATGCCTGATATAAACAACGATATTGTGTCATTTGCGTTTAGCGTAACATTGCCTGATATTGAGTTCTCGCCAATGTTGTTTACATTAGCTGTGAATTGAGTTACTCCGCTTTTTATGAACGAAAATTGAACCGGCAATGTACCGGTATAAGAAAACACATTTATTACTATGGTAACGCTTGCAGATACTGCTGTGCCTGTGTAATTGAAAAATTTGTCATCAGCTGTTGTAAAAGCGCCTATCGAACCGGAGTTTAAAAAAATAGTAAAGTCCACGTCGTCTATGTTATTGCTTTGAGCTATACCTGCTCTGTTGAAAATAGTCTTGTTTTGCGCCGTCAATATTTTTTTGTTGTGTGGAACTATAAGGCGCTTGAACCTTTGCGTATTGAACAAAGGCGCATCGTATGTATAGCCTGCATTCGCAAATATTTTCTCCAAATATTGCTTCACAAATAAAGCGGGGCGAAAGGTTCCGATATTCCAGTTGTGCTTATCAACGGAATAGTTGCCGTAATCAATAAGCGGGTAGTAGTATCCTGCGCCTGCATTGTAGTTAGCCCAGCTGTTTTGTATGTTTGTAACATTAAAGTTGTGGTCGTATGCGCTAAAATCCAAGTCTTCCAGCTTTGCCCTACCAATACCGGCGACAAGGCCGTAAAGCTCGCCAAATACGGCGACTTCGTATTCAATGCTACCATTATCTATTATGATATTTAGAAGCCTTAAATCGCCTTTAAAGGCTTGAATATTGTTCTGGAAAATAAAGCATCTTGCACGCTTCGCAGGGTTGAAGTTTATATTCACGTTAGGCAATGCGTCATTGTATGGGTTGCTTTGCGACACGTCGAATATTGAACCGAAAATTTTGTTATTGTTTGCAGTGCCGGGCAAAACAATAGTCTTGCTAAAGGACGTGGAGCGTGCGCCAAAGTCTTTTACATCATCAATTGACAATGTCAGAAGTGCGCTTATACCTTTGTCTATATCGGCCCGCTTTTTTTCTATAAATAACTCTGTCATCTGTATTGCGTGTTGTAGTCTCCTGTAAGTCTTATGTTCAGCTCAAGTACAGTCAATCTATTGGCTGCATGTGTCTTATACTCGTACTCTGTTGCTTGAACCTGCACGGGTATCCAGTAGCCATCATCGTACAAATACACTTCAGGGCTTTGCACCAATTCGCCGAGCCATCGGTACATGTCATCATCTAAATAATCGCTTGTTACTGTCATGCTTTGCTCGCTACGTGTGGCATACACTTGCCTACCTGTATGGTACACGTTGCTGTTCTGATAACTAATAACACCCGAAGCTGCAAGCCTGTACGAACTTCGCTCATATTCTTTGCGCTTTATATTTATTCGCTCTTTACTTATTAAAGTAAAATCATATGTTTCATAACCACCATACGAATTAAGAAACGCTAATGTCCTTGTGGGGAATCTATTCTCACACTTGAACTTTATTATTTTGGTCTGCCCATTCACCACTAACGTTGCCTTATTGCCGCCAGTATTCGCATGGCTCAAATTGAAGTGAACAATGCCGGAAGGATTAAGAACTGACACGCTGCCATTAACTCCGTTTATAGAATAATTTAGCGTTCCGGTTGATGCTGCTATGTAAGGCACAAGCTGAAACAATCCTGCTTCTATGCCTTCCACTGTTTCCGGGCGGTTCGTAGCAAATGCGTTTGGGGTTACGACTGCCGTTGACAAATACGGGCCTGCCTTGTATGTGTCAAAGTAATTACGTGTTACATCTGTTATCAGATTGGTGTAAATAGTTGCATTATATTCCTGACCAAATTTTACTTGCACCGAAATATAAGGCTTGTATTGGTTGCCGGTTACGCCTGTTGACGGCGCAAATTTGCTTTCAAAGTAATTTCGTATCACAGGCCCTATATCGAAAACACCAGCCAATGTTACCGGCTCTGGGAATACCTTCAGTCTCGCAACAAGCACTGCATTAATGTAAACATCTGCCAGATATTTAAAATTTTCGTAATTTGTTTCATCTTGTGGTTTCACGTTATCGTAGACCGTGAAGTATATCGGCATGTGTGCGCTACTCAATGCAGGCGGCGAAGTTATTATTTGGTATGCCATTACATTTTAGTTTTTTCTATTACATCAATTTTTAATGCGTTCGCTATTCCTGTGGCAATGTCTTTTTCAAGTTCGTTTATCGCATCGCTCCAGAAGTTGGATGCAGGCAGCCCGTATCGCTTTATTAATACACTTTTGCCTATTGCCGCCTTTCTACTTGCAGGAATTTGTTTTGCTCGCTTCATTTCTCGAGGCGTTACCGCTACTTTTGTATTTGCAAATGCTTTGCCTTCGTTTATAAGGTACCGCTCTATGCTGTCAATCATGTTTTGCGAGGGAAAAGTTTTTTTGAATTTATATCCTTTCCTACTCTGGCCTGACTGCCAGCCGGCGACACCTGCATCTACGAATTTGTAATAGTAGTTGACAAAAATTTCTATAACTGTAACGCCGTTACCGAACTGCTTCAAGCGGGGCACAATGCTTTTTTCAAGCGCTCCGGATGCTATTCTGTTACTCCTTTGCAGATTATCCCTTGCGTCTTGTACGAACTTGGCGGCGGCCTTTATTATTGCCGCATCTGTCTTGCTAAGGCTCACACCAACATCATCCCGCTGCTGGCCTAAATTTTCCAGAAAACCGCTATCAAGCGCCGCTTGCGCTTGTGCAAAACTTATTGCCATACTTTATAGAGTAGGTTTTGCAGAGCAAGGGTTTTTTTTAAGACAAAACCCCTCCGGTGGAAACCGGACGGGAAAACAAAACCGCATACTACTTATATTTTTTCGCCCTTCTTACCTCCCATTCTGCCTTATGGCCTAAGTAAGTCATGGCGTTGATAAATTCAAGACAGGGTAGTTTGTACGCCTCCTGCAAGCTCACACGCTGGTACTCTGCGAAACGCTCGGCATGAAGCAGCCAACCAAATGATTTTTCAAAAGCATCAACTGGGGCAGTATGTTCTCCGGTATCTTGTTGCTCTCCTTCACTACTTCTATTACTGTGCTTGTGAATATTTCGCAAAAAAAAAGAAGGCTTGAATAAACATGTATAAATGGCATCTGCTTTACATCGCTTGCGTATTTTTCGTGATTTGTAGGGTCGTATTTGCCCCAGCGAGGCTTTATTATGCACGCCGCTAAATTGTGCAAATTTGATACAAAATCCTGCTGCAAAAAATACTGTATTGATATGTACCTGCCTGTATTTATTTTTCTTATGTCATAAATGAACGAGTACCCTCTGCATCGCTTTACGGGTTTGGTGTTCGGCGGCGTGCTATACACAAAGCTAACCTTTTTCTTTAGCTCTATAAATTCATCCCATTGCATAGCTTCTATATCCGTCGGTGTCTTACCTGCAAGTAATGCGCAAACCTGTATTTCTTTGTCCAAGTCTTGCAAGTCGCTGTTGACGTACCCCATCAACGTCTGGTATTCCTCAACAGTCAATGTAAACCAATTTTTCATAATATTTCTTTATCAGATAAACGAATAATTGCCGCTGCCACCAGCTCTCCATTTTTTCAATGCCAGTGCCAATGCACACACCGCATCATCATGCATCCCGGCAGGTGCAGAGTATCGTACGCCGGTTCTGGTGTACTCATATTCAAAATTGTTTAATTCATCCGTTATTACTCCCTCGGGAAAAGCTATCCTTCGCTGCTGTATAGCAAGGCTAAGTGCTTCCATTAGTTGCTGCTTGCTGTGCTGCGTGAATATCACGATCTCAACATCCTTTAGCCGTGCCACTTCCTCGCCAATAGGACTGCCTACGCCTGTGCCATCAATAGCGATAGGCACGTTGGGCAGGTTAAGTATTGCTTGCGTGGTTTGTCTCCAATCTCTTTGGAAGCGGTCAAGATAGCATACCTGGCAGTTCTTATCGAGGCCTATTATCACGGTAAAGTCGTTAGACCTTGCGACGTCAACACCGTAACAAATAGCCGGCTCGTTACTCATCGGATAGGTGCATTGCTGAATAAATGACAAGCCAAAAGGGTTCGCCGCATCATCGCTTGGCTCTGCGAGGTATAATTCCTTGAAAACGTAATCGGGCAAGTCTCGCTTCGCTTGCTCTATCTCTTCGATGAAAGGGCGCCCGTCTTTTGTCAACATACCCGCCTCGGCTGCATCGTATGCCGTTATCTTGAAGTATGCATGATTGGGCTCACCGTGCTTTGCCCGTTGCGCTAATTTGTAGCCCCAGTTCTTCTTACCTTTTACGTTCCCGATAAACTTGCATGGGCCGCCGGTGCTTGATAGCGTCGAGCGAAGGGCAAACCACGCTTCCTCCCGGCTACGTGTGAACTCGTCAAATACCGCTGCGTAAACATCATCCCCGTATAAGTTGTCTGGCTTTTCGGCAGACTTGAAAACAATTATAGAACCGTGAGGCAATGTGAGAGTTAATTCGCTTTCGTTTGCTTTGAAAAAGTTTTTCGCCGTCACTTGCAGCTTCATGCGGCTAAAGGCGATTTTGGCTTGCGCATAAACCGGAGCTACCCACCACACTGACTGCCCTTTTTTGCACCGCAATGCTTGCTCCAGTAGCCAAACGATATGGCTGGCAGTCTTGCCGACCTTAGTACTTGCTTCTGTGACGGTGAACCTTGCCGAGCTGTCAATGATTGCAGCTTGGTAAGGAAACAATTTTGGTCTCGTGTAATTAATTTTACTCATTCAAATTTAGTGTTATATCAAAACCGCTTACGTTTAGGTCTTGCTCAATCTTTTGTTGCGGTCTTCCTTCCATTCTATCCAATAGCTCTTTAAAGGCCGTAGTGTCGCCTTTACGGGCCTTTTCAAGTTGCTTTAGTGTTATTATATCCAACTGTGTAAGTGCCTCTATTTGGCCCGTTATGGGGTTCTTTGCCTTCTCTATTGCTTCGAGCCATCGGCGGATGACTGTCTTAGATGACAACGAACCTGGCGGCCTACCCTTAGCATTCGGTGAAGGGTCGCCCTTTTCCGGTACCTTAAGCATGCCGCCATTCCTTCCTTTTACGTACCTGGCCATAAAATTAGTTTACGTTGTTGTTACTTTGTTTCTTTCGTATGGTTGCCCATTACGTTTTATCTTAATTTTTGGGTCAAGGTTCAGCATTCTGTCAATAATAACTTGGCAGTATTTTGGTTCGAGCTCCATCCCGTAACATTTGCGTTTTAGTTGGTGGGCTGCTACCATTGTTGAGCCTGAACCGAGGAAAAAGTCAATTACAAGTCCATTTTCAGGACAGCTTGACTTAATTACTCTCTCACAGAGTGCAATTGGTTTTGGTGTTGCGTGGCCTCCTTCTTCTCCTGTTTTTTGGTGCCTCTCAAAATGCCAAACATTGTTGAAATTGTCGTGCGTGTTGTCGAAATAAGCTCTTGTTTTATAAAATTCTTTTTTGAGTTCGTCGTATTCTTTTTTGAGTTCGTCGTATTCTTTTTTGAATGCGTCTATTTTTTTTTGTTCGCAGTAGGTTTGAAAACTCTTGTAAACTTTTTCTGTTGGCATATTCCATTGGCTTTTAGAAGTCCAGTGGTCTCTACTTAAATCACTATGCCCAGCAATTTTTTTCATTGTTGGTATATCCCAACCTGCTTTTAATCTTTGCTCAAGTAAATATTTCCTAATCGGTTCCCAACCCTCATAATAATTATCAGCATTATTATTAAATCCTTGTACTCCACACATTACAAATAAACACTTCTCATCTGCTATGGCATAGCTTCTGGTATTCTCTGATTTTTGCCCTTGCCCGTGTCCTTTATCCCATGTTATTAAATTTCTGAATGTTGCTTTTTGTTCTTTTATCAAAGGCTTTAAAATGTTTGAGTAAATATCCATTAAAGGCTCATCTATTCCCCAGCAATACCAACTACCGTTTTGTTTAAGGTGTGTAAACTGCAAAGGTATCCAGGAACGATTAAAATCTAACAAGTCATCATAATTCAGGTTATCATTCACAACTCCCTCGTTTTCTTTTTTCATTCCATAAGGCGGGTCGTTGTGTGCTAAATCTGCCTTCTCACCATTCATCAATTTTTCGACTTGGTCTGCATCAGTGCTATCCCCACAAATCAAACGATGCGGGCCAATCTCGAAAAGGTCACCTAATACAATGTCGGTTTCAATAGTCTCCGGTATATCATAATCATCCTCCACTGCCTCGTCATTTTCATTTGAAAACTCCGGCACCTCCAGGCCCCAGTCATTTAACAGCTCGCTGTCCCATTCGTTAGCTATCATCTCCCAGTCCCATTCGCCGTAGCCTAAATTGTCTTTAATGATAAACTCCCGTTGCTTATCCTCCGGCCAATCTACAACCTCCACAGGCGCCTCCTTCCAGCCTGCTTCCTTCATAGCCCTGAGCCTCATGTTGCCGCCCAGCACTACCATGTCCTTGTTCACCACAATAGGCCGCACCGATGCCATCTCAGGAAAGTTACGAAGGCTATCTACAAGCTTTTTAAACTTATCATCCCTTATTACTCTGGGATTTTTTGGATTTGATTTTATTTGTGAAATTTTGACTATCATATTCCTTTATTGTCGCATTGTACAAATTTACTATTTGTTTCAACATATCTACTACGCAATTACCGCACCAGCTATTATCAGGTTGTGCCGGGTTTATTTCATCCCGGTATATTCTGAGTATTTCGTGCCGCTCGTTGTAGTTTAAGTCCAAGACCTGAGTAATAACAAATTCCTCGTAATACGGCTTATATTTTTGCTCGATAATTATTCTGTTATCATTGCGCATCGTGCTTCATTTATTTTGTCAAAATTATAAACTTGCTTGCAATAATCTTTAAGAGCTCGTCCTTGCTCTATTCTAAAATCCTCGTATCGTACCAAATGGCGCACGTATTTGTACCAGTCCGTTTGCGAATCTACATAGTTAACAATTTCAGGCGGGAAACCTTTGTATGGGTGAACATTACTGACTACTACCGGCACGCCAATGTTGGCCGCCTCTAAAATTTTTAAATTGGATTTAAAACTATTGAAGCGGCTTTGCTGCAACGGAACTAAACAAATGTCGGCATATTGATATAAAGAGTAATATTCATTTACTTCCTTCCCGTTCAAGATAACCCCCGGCATTTTAAAGCCATTTGTAAAAGATGTTACCATACGTTTCCAAGGCTCATATCCTTCAACGTAGCCCCCCATTACTACCATTGAGCGGTGTGTTAGGTATGTATCTGCCGAAATTCGTTTCATAGGATTGCGCAAAATAGCAATGTCATGCTCATGTGTAATGCCACCGGCCCAGAAAAGACGCACCTTTTCGCCTAGTGTATGTTGCTGCTGGAATTGTGGGTGCTGGTCATCAATAGCATTAGGTAGTATCCAAATGTTACGATTATAAGGTAGTACCGCATCGGCCAGCCTTTCGTGAGTTACGCTTACAGCATCTGATGATATTACTGACTGTAATATGTAGTTACTAAGATTTGTTTTTTTGTAATATGTAAAAAGAGCGTGATTAGGGTCTAAGTCCCAATGGTCGTCCAAGTCACATATTAATTTAAAACCATATTTATGTTTCCATCGCAATATTTCGGACAGCTTATTTGTGGGGAAAATTCTATTGAAGTAAATAGCACTGCATTTTGCTGCATCTTCTTCTATGACGTGGTTGGTAAACTTTACCTGCAAATCAGGTATAGCCGAAAGCGGCACAAATATTCTGTGGTAGCACGGGCCTGTATTGTTGTATATCGCTATTACCATAATTTTTTTGCTTCGATTTTTGCCTGCCTTATTGCGTGCTTTACTGATTGAAGCGGTATCTTCGTTTTTTCGCTAACTGCCTTCAAGGTTCCCAGTTCACAGTATAGCCGCAGAAGTCCGGCGTAGTACCAATGTATTTTTTGCAGCACTGCATTTACGTCTGGCTCTGGTTCGGGCTCCGGCATCAATTCCAAATTTTTTGGGAGCTCGTCAAAAGACTTATATAGGCTTATCTTCTTAGCAATTTTCCCATACTTTTGTTTTTTGAGGTTTATTATTATGCGGCAAATGTATGCTTTAAGCTCTCCTTTGTCTTGCTTCGCCTTGAGGTCGCCTGGCGGGATTTTAAGCAGTATTTCGAAAAGGTCTTGCCGCACATCTTCGAGACAGTGGTCGCCGTGGTAGACCCGTATTGTGCGGGCTATAAACTCGGCGTTATACATCTCGGTCAGCAAGTCCACAACGTAAAGGTATAATACGAAAATGTTAAAATTTTGTTAATGGGGTAAAAAAATTTGGATAGTACTGTTTAAAGTACTATGTTTGCATCATAATTGTTAACCAATAAAATTTACTACTATGACAACAGTAATTAAAATTTCGGGTGGTGTTTCCGGGAACATTAGATTGAGAAACGCAATAACATCCGTATCCTACTGCGACGTGTACAACTCGGAGTTCTGGGGCTTTGAGCTACATTTTTCAACAAAAAAAGAGGCTCGGAAAGCTCTATGGGAAGCTTATAAACAAATGCGAAAGGATGATAAAGACGTAGATTATAGAAAAGAAGGCGTCCTATACTATGATGCTTCAAAAGCAATGATTATTAACCACTAAAACACAAACCCGCCGCCCCGTAAGGCGGCACAAATTAAAATAGCATGAATTTGGTACCACCTCAAGACATTGGGGCATATTTAAAAAAGCTCCGCAAGGAGGCAAGGTTATCCCTGACCGACCTCGAGCGGGGCCTGCCCATTCGCAGGGCAACAATCTGCGAAATCGAGCAGGGAAAATATGTGCCCTGCTACGGTACTGTTTATGAAATTGTTTCATTTATAAAAACAAAACAAAACAAAAATGAAAATCAAAATTAACCAAATTGTAGAGCGCGAAATTGAAGCGCAGGTGGGAGACACTTTCAAATATGGCGAATATTTTTTCGCCAAAATTATTAGTGAAAAAAAGGTTATCATTGTCTTCGATGGTGAAAGTATAGCCATAAAAGGTTATATAACACACAACGATTGGCAGCCATGCGAAGCATCGTTATTCAACAAGGCATACGCGCGAACATTTGCTGAGATAATGAAACTCGCCCCCACAGAAATTAAAGAGGTTTTTAATAGGACTATTTGGCGCTTATTTGCAAACAGTTCAAATTGAGCAGGGAAAATATATGCCCTGCTACGGTACGATATACGAATATTTTATTTTATTACCAAAAACCAAAAAAAATGATAAATTTTAAAAACATAATGAATGATGGTGAGCTACCAGTAGGTAGTTATGTAAAGTCGGGAAACTCCTACTGGGGCGCAGTAGTGGCAACTCCTAACGGCGAGCGATTCATAGAGGTTTATCTTTATGAATCAATTAATACCGCACAGATTAATTTGCTTGCCTCTATCCCATATTTAGATTGGGAGCAATGCAGTGCCGAGGAGTTTTACAAAGCATTTCAAAACGCCCAAAACACCATAACAAATGCTCTACCACCCGAGCTTTTATAAAACGATTAAAAAACATGCTTTCTACACCCCCCGGCAATTAGCCGGGTTTTTTTTTCAGATCGATTTTACAACATTTTGCCCCCTATATTGCTTGGGGGGGGTATATATATTATATATATTATATATATATTTTACCCCCCCCTATAAAAAGTAAAAAAATCAATCATTTAATACATTTTATTGTAACTAATTGTTTTACAACAAATTGTAAAGGATTGATTTTTTAGCACTTTTCCGCAAACTTTATTTTTGCGGAAAAAACAGTTCTTTCTTGCCATTATGCTGGTGGTTTTTCCGCTCCTGCAAACAAATGCCAAACAAATCACAATAAGTTTCTATACCTGATTTTAGTCTTTTTTGCGAATATTCTCTCCGCTCAATGTTGGCGAAGGAAAGGAACTCGTTATACAAATCACTAAACAAATACCATTGCCCGGATACCTTCATGCTTTCGGATGTGCTTTCTACCCAATCCAGAAACTCCTCCGTGTAATTTAATTTAATTTGCTTTCGCTTCATGCTTTCGCTGGAATAAGTCTCACTAATGCCATTCTTAAGGTAATGTTGTACGCACTCAAACATCACGTTGTAAAATCGGTTCCACTCATCCGCATCCCAATCGTCGAAAAGGTTATGTCCAAAGTAATCATAAGGGGTATTCCTGGGATGGAAAAAATTGCCGAACTCTACAACTTTAGCCCGGCGCTTGGCATGGTTACCGGTTAATTGTATGCTGTAATTAGTGGTAAACCCGAATTTTGGAGAGTCTGCATAGGGAATGTAAAGTTCGTCTTTGTTCTTTTTCTCGAGGGTAAGCCCCTCGGTGATGCCTGAGTAAAAAGCTTCAAAGTCAACATTCTTACGGCAGTCCTCAATAACAACAAGTTGTGTGTCGAGACTAACACGTTGGAAGGCAAAAGACTTGTCCATTTTAAAATTTTTGCCGTCGACAAAAATTACATTAAGAAGTTTACTAATTGCTTTAAAGTACAAGCCTTTACCCGTTCCACCGCCTTCTTTTTCATTATCTACTTCCTCTCCCAATATGACTGCATATGGTCTTGTTGGCGACTTGTACTTGTGTAGCAAGTACCCTGTAATGCTAAATAAATATTCAATTCGCTGAATATCGTCCATGCACACCTTCTGCATGAACCTGACAAAGTCGGTGTTGAGCAAGTCCACGCTTTCGTCTATATCAATGTTAAAAGGTATAACCTGCGAACGCCACACGTGGGCGTTGGCTTCTTTGTAGGTCAATAACTCGAATTTGTCACGGGTAATTTTTACGACACCATTTTGAAAGCAAAAATGTGCCGCATCGGGAGTGTCTTTAAGCAGGTTTAACTTTATACGTGGTAAAAATTCAAGAAAAGATTTACTGAAGTAGGTATCAGCACCTTTATACAACACTTCCAGCAGTTCCGCTCCGGTGATGCCGTCAAAGCTATCCGGCAATCCGTGTACATAATTCTGGACAAACTTCTTTATTTGCTCTGTAGATACCTCCTCGACAAATCCGTCCACAATTTGTATAAGCTTATAGATAGTAGAATTTTTGTCATAGTAGTATATTCCAAAGCCGCCATTTTCTGCCAAAAAGTTGACTAACTTATAGCGTACTATTGATATGGCTCCTTTTTCATTCACTTCCCAAAATGTGCATACCCTTTTGCCCCATTGCGCCTCCAGTTGCGCTACAATTTTTTGGGATTCATCCGCTGGGATATTATGACGTTTGGCTACAAAATTGGCAATTTCATCCGATGTTGCCCCTTCTTCTTTTTTTCGGAAAACGTCCCGCATAATTTTGGTGCTGGCCGCCGTCCGGCGTTCACCATATCCTTTTTCCAGCAAAAGGCGGGCGCAAGCTGACCAATCATCATTACACAGCAGCTTGCAGATGACCGCTGCGGGCTTATAGGCCTTTCCCGGCTCAAATTGTGTCGAGGTAGTAAAGACGCTAAACCACCCTTTTTCATGCCAAAAATCGCCGCTGCTACTGCTCGTTGTATGCCCTGGCCTTTTAAGAATTGTCCGCCCATTACGATCAGCAACATGCTTCCATCCTGCCTTGTACAACTCTTGGAGCATATCATCCACACCCCTTGCGTTGTAGTCCTCGAAGGGACTGATATGGAAGCCGTCAGCAGCAACGGTTTGCCGTTCGTCTTTTTCCACTTCAAAAACCATATTGAACGACCTGCAATAATCGAGCAAGCATTCCCGCTCCGCAGGCGTGATAGGTTGCGGTTCGGTGCCTTGCAGCACGGTGTATCCCGGAGTAGGTGGAGCCACTACATAGCCACCTTCGCCACGGGTTTCAATCAATACCCGCACTTTATCGTTGGGATTAGCAGCACGTTCCTCGGCTGTGGTGTGTCGCTGCGCTAACTTTAAGTTGCCAGCAATCTCGGTGCAGGAGTAGTACAAGTGCATCCCGCCGGACTTTGTTGTGACAATGTATAGCTTGGCCAAAAGCTCGGCGGGTATGCCCGCCAAAAACACCTTGTTAAAATCGGGCGTGAGGCTATACTTGGTATCAACATCAATAACTTCAATATTGCCACTGATGGCACCGCAAATAACAGCTACACCGAATGCCCTACTATCAGCTTGTTGTGCCTGAAATTCTTCGGGAGTGATGAGCCGTGACTGATATTGCTTCCACGGCCTTATTGCCCGCTTGTTGGCGTCAACTACAATTTTATTCATAAAGAAAAATTCTCATCTGATGTAATATAAGTTTCAATCCCCTTAATGGCTAAATCAGCATGACGCATAAGCTGCAGGGGTGTAGGCTTTTTGCCAGGGCTTTTTACTTCAATGCATACGGCTTTGCCGTCTTTGAACGCCATAAGGTCTGGCCAGCCGTTCTTATTGGTTTGAATAATCTTTACCACCAGCCAGCCCGTGGCTTCGAGGCTGGCTATTATTTTACATTGGATTTTTGCCTCTTTCATTGGCTAAATTTTTAAAAATTTTTCGTAAACGAGACCTGTCTTTTTGATGTACCATTACAGTTAATGGCACTTTTTTTTGTTCTTTAGGCAACTTTGGCCTTCCTACTTTCTTTTTCATTTTCAATATTTTGGTGCGGGGCAAATATAGGGCTTTTTAATTTTAATAAAAATTTTTTTTGTTATTTAAATAAAAGCATTATGTTTGCACTGCAAGACAAAAAACACTTGCTTATTTATTATGGCACTACAAACTAATGCTGCGGCAGGAATATACCTGAGTATCGCAGACGGAAAAATCGTGCGGACCTACAAAGAAGCACAGCCTGGTACCACGCCACGGGTAACCAAAACGGGCAAAACCGTGCATGAGCAGAGGTTTGACACAATAACAGGATTCATAGTCGGATTATCCGTAAGGGAAAACGACTACGGCAAGCAGTGGCAACTCACCATGCAGGACGGGGACGAAAAGTATATTGTTTCCATGCCCTACTCATCGCGCTACTCTACAAGCTTTTTAAAAAGCTTGCCAAATATTGACTTGTCAAAAATTGTCAAGTTGATGCCGTGGAGTATGACCGACAAAAACGATGCAAGCAAAAAAGTGAACGGCATAACCATGTGGCAGGATGGAGTAAAGATTATGCCAGCATTCACCAAAGACAACCCCAACGGCTTGCCGCCTATGGTGCAGGTAAAGGTAAAGGGAACAATTGTCTGGGACGACACGGATATGATGTCGTTCCTTGAAGAAAAGGCAATGGCTATTTTTTCAAAGGTCGCTCCCGCATCAAATCAAAGCGATGAAGACCTTCCTTTTTAATAACCCAGTAAAAAAAATACCATGTTAAAGCCATCAATTACAGGCGACCAAATCACATTCCTTGACCAACGATTCTACTACGTTGGCGGGCAGTTCGTGCCATCAGTAACTACAATTTTGGAAGCATACCCAAAAGATGCCGCCTACTTAAAGTGGTTAAAGGAAGTGGGCAGCGATGCGGATACTATCCGCGATGCGGCGGGTGAGCGAGGAAGTAACGTCCACCACATGACGGAGATGCTCGACAATGGTCTTGAGGTTAGCCTCCTCGATGCCGATAATGCGCAGCAATGGAGCTTGCAGGAGTGGGCAATGCTGGCCCGGTATGTAGATTTTCGCCAGCGGTTTCCGATAGATATTGAGGCCATAGAGATGCAACTTGTAAGCACCAATTTAGGCTTTGCCGGCACTGTTGACCGATTAATCGTAATGAACGGCAAGCGGTACATTATAGACATTAAGACCAGCAACGCAATTTATGAGAGCTACTGGTTGCAAGTTGCCGCATATCAAAAGCTGTTCGATGAATTGGGCGAACATATTGACGGCGTTGGTATCTTATGGCTCAATGCTAAGACCCGCACGAATGGCAGCAAAGGAGCCATTCAAGGCGAAGGTTGGCAGCTGCTATTGAAGGAGGATACGGCCCAAGACTGGGAGTTATTCCTTCACACAAAAGCTTTGTGGGAAGCAAAGAACAAGGGCGTAAAGCCCAAAAATATTACGTACAAGTTAAAACAAAAGTTATGAAAGCCTATAAGGAATACTTAAAAGCGCTGCCCCCGTAGGTGAAAGTAATTGCAGAAGATGGCGAATTGTAATTTATTTTATACCTGTTTACACGCCTGAAGGTCAAAATTTATTTATCACTTTAAAATAAAAATTTATGTCTCTACTAAAACAATTTGGCTTAACGCCTATAGAAAAAAAGTCGTTAAAAAGCGGCCATACAAATAAACCGTATTTTTCTGTTTCAATTAAAGGCGGCAAAACTTATTCATTTAGCCTGTACACCCTTTTTAAAGAGGGGCTAATAGATTGGGACGGAATAGACATAGCCTTTAGCAAACAGCACGGTGGTTTGTTCGTTGCAAAAGGGAATACTTTTAAATTTCAAGATAAAAAAGATCGGCCTGGCAGAATTGATTCGGTTGATATTTATAACTTGATTTGGAAATCTTTTTGCTTAAAAAAACCCGAAACAAAGGCAAGAGTAATTTTTTCGTATGAAAAATTTTCTGAAGATGTTTATATTTTAAAGGTCGAAAAAATAGATTACAATTATTAAATGCAACTTCGTGACTACCAAATCGAAATAAGCAACCGTGCCGCAGCCATACTTGCTCGGCACGGGCTTGTATACCTTGCTATGGAAGTAAGGACAGGCAAGACCATAACAGCTCTACAAACGGCTATAAATTTGAATTGCAGTCAAATTCTTTTCGTAACGAAAAAGAAAGCAATTAGCAGCATAGACAAAGATGCCATATCCATGCAAATGGAGGGCAAAATGGTGATAACAAATTTTGAGCAATTGTATAAAATTGACCCAGGGTTTGATTTGGTAATTGTGGACGAAGCACATTCAATAGGTGCCTTCCCAGTACCATCTAATAGAGCTAAAGAATTAAAAAGAATTTGCTCCAATGGATGCAAAGTCATTTTCCTTTCCGGCACGCCAACTCCCGAAAGTTACAGCCAGTTTTACCATCAGTTGTACATAACAGAGTATAGCCCGTGGAACGCCTACGTAAATTTTTACAAATGGGCAAAGGATTATGTACAAGTAAAGTCATTGTACGTTTATAATCGTGAACTAAAAGACTATTCTGATGCAGATGAAGATCGAATAAGGCAGGATATTGATGAAATATTTATTTCATTCACGCAAATCGAGAGCGGTTTTAATCAGGTTGTTGAGGATGAAGTATTACCGGTTCCAATGCCGGATGTTGTAAAAAAGTCTTTGTTTTTATTAAAGCGTGATAGGCTAATAAATACAAAATCAGGCGGTGTAATCCTTGCAGATACAGCTGTGAAGTACATGCAGAAAGTCCATCAAATTTGCAGCGGTTCGGTGTTGGATGAAGATGGTAATTTGCATCTTATAAGCGATTTTAAAGCACAATTTATTAAGGAGCATTTTTCGGGAAAAAAGATAGCGGTGTTTTACAAATTTGTCGGCGAACGGCGGCTTATTACAAATGTTTTTCCTAACTTCACAGAAAGCCCCGAAACGTTTAATAGCTCGGCAGATTTGGTTTTTATATCTCAAATCCAATCAGGCCGCGAAGGTTTAGACCTTTCAACCGCTGATTGCTTGGTGATGTATAACATTGATTTCAGTGCGGTAAGCTATTGGCAAGCCCGCGCCAGGCTGCAAAGCAAGGACAGGCAAGATGCTGCGAAGGTTTACTGGGTAATATCGGAAGGAGGTATTGAAATAGAAATATATAAAACAGTTCAGCGGAAAAAAGATTTTACTTTGAGCCATTTCAGAAAATCGAGTTTGTATTAATGTTTTATACAACTTAATGTAGTCTAAATTTTATAACAAAAAAAACAAATATGTTATGATTAACAACGAAAACAAAATCGGAAGCATGCTACTAAATAACGAGGTAGCCAATATTATGCAGGAATTAAATTACGAAAAGTATTTACCAGAGGGGCAAGTTGTTTTTCTAAACAACGATCCTTGCGGGCCGAAAAGGGTTGTTATAGATTTGCGAGGCAGAGTAAGAATAACATTTCAGCTCTGGAATGATGAGGAGTTGGCCCCCCGGTGGCACACTGAATTCGTGGCGGAAATGTCCGCTTATGAGTTTGCAAAAATAACGCTTTCGGAATGGGCTATGATGCTGCACTTAGGCAGGCAGGTAAGTTTTGGGTCAATATCTAAAATGGCGGGATTGAATTTTGATATGAAAAACGAAAGTGCAGTTAACAACATTACTTGCCAGGCAGATTATCAACATAAAATTTAATTGTAAAAAAAATGCAAACAACAATTTTAATCGGGTTATTTATCTGCCATTTTTTAGCAGATTACAAACTAACAACTGCTCGGATGCTTGACGCAAAGCGATTAGGCAAACCATTGATTTTCATTTTAGCTCACGCAATGGTGTATACTTTACTGATGGGAGCATATTTAGTATGGTTGGGAATTAAAAACACAATTATACTAATGGTTTTTCAGTTAATTACTCACTTATTAATTGATGTATTGAAAGGTAGAATGAATGTTTGGTTTCCATCACTGCAATCACCTGCTAATAAATGGCATTGGATTGTTTTTGGATTTGACAAATTATTGCACGCTGTTGTTATTACTGTAATTTTATTAGATGGAGCGTAGCCTTGCAGGTAACGTATCGGGTATTGCCGCAGTAGCGGATTAACAAATATAAACTTTATACAAAAGAAATTTAAAATAAAAGCCTTGGGCGGGCTTCGTAAAACCCACAAATAAATAATATGCGACACGTAGAAAAAGCGTTGAACAAATTGAAGGAACAACAACCTTTGAGAGATTTTGATTCTTTCATTCAAATTGAAAATGCCGAAGATGTAAAAGGCGTTGCTCCAATTGTAAAATTTATAATTCAAAGCGACCCAATCGGTGAAGTAGGAATAAACGGTGTGCAAGCCTTAGATATGCTTGAATACACTAAATGTTTATTTCAAAGCCTTAATGAGGCTTTCCCTTGCAGAGAAAACGCCTTGACAATTACAAAGATTGAAGAGGCTATCCATTGGCAAGAAGCAAGAACTAAAGACCGTTTAAGACGTGGGGTTGAAGGAAGCAATAAGGCTTAGCAGTTACCAAATTTCTGATAGTGCTGTTTGGTGCTATTTAGCCTTCCGCAGGTTGGGCCAAATAGCACCAAACTTAATAAAAAAAACAATGGATAATTTAAATGAAAAACTTTCAAACGGAGTACAAAGCAAGCCATCTTGTTTAGGTGCTATTAATGGCCGCACCATTCCAGATATTATGGCATATATTGCTAATAAAATGGCAGAGGCGGAAGAAAACTGCATTAAGGAAGTGTTGATGCAAATGCTTAAGCGTGAACCAACTTTAGAAGATTTGAAAGATTTACACAAGCTTCAAAAAGAAGGCAAATTTGATAAATACTGTTTAGTTTACAAAAATTTTAAGTTGGGAATGGTTTACAGGATTTTTAATTTGGAGGAAAGCAAGGTGCGCTGCGATTTTATTCCATTTGAAACAAATAATTTTTTATAAAAAAAGACTAATGGTTACCGCAAACATATGGATAGGAGAAATTACAGAATATCAGCTGATGACGCTCTTAAGATGTTACGTCATGAAATGGCTGAACGAAATCGGCGAAAGAATGCCGAGCCGAGAATCTGGGCAAGACGAAGCCCTGAGAAGGTACGCAAGCCTGGCAGAGTATCTAAATTGACGCTGTTGTTTAACCGCATTAAAAATTTTTTATGGATGTAAACAAATTGGCACAAATAGTCTACAAACACGTTGATGAAAAGTGCATCAACATCTACACCAATGATAACAACGCCAAAATACCTGAACATATTTGGCTGAAAGGGCCGAATGTTTTTTGGCATAAAACAAGGATTAGGAAAGTATCCTTTGGCCGCTTTATAATGATGTATGTAATGAGAAAAGCCGGCATGCCTTACAATGAAATCGCAAAAATTTTTAGAGTTGATAGAACATCTATTTATCACGCAATCGGCGAAATTGAAAAGTATTCGACTTACGACTGTATAGAGCGGGACACAATAAATGCAGTACTTTCAGATGATGTTGTAGATAATTTTTTCCAAACATGCAAGCCTCGCTTAAGCGCTTACGAATTACGTACATTACAGTTGTGCGAAAATGTGGTTAAATATTATCAGGAAAAGGTTGGCTGCAATGGAAACGCAGACCCCAGTTTGAATGCACTTTATAATTTGGCCAAGCAAATAAAAAACGACGCAAAAAGTGTATTTTAAATATAACTTTAAAAAGTAATGGAATGGATACAAAAGAAAAAAAGGAAAGGTATAACGGTGTCCATATTATTACCAATGGACAGGTATTTAGCTACCAATTTGACCAAGGCGAAATACCGGAATATCTTATTTATGATTACAAAAAATGGTTTCGCTTTATCCCCAAAATACCATTTACTGATGCAGCCCTAAGACAATGGGAAACAGATTACAAATATTTCCTTGACAGGAGGCCAGACCTTCGTGCACTTTTGTTGGCAAAAGGGATTGAATACGCTGAAATTTGTTTGCGCCATTGCCAGCAGCACGAGCCTACGGATTTGCATCAAATAAACAACTTTGAACGCCGTATTGATGCGGCTAAAAAGATGGCAGCTATTGGAAAGAGCAAAAAAAACAATATAAAATGTATGAAAACACTTAATGAACTCAAAGAGCAATCGTACAAGTACTTTGATGAGATAACGGCTTTGGAGGCTGTCAGAAAAGATGGGGAAAATTTAAAATATGTAAAGCACCAAACGCCCAAGATTTTTCTGGAGGCACTCAAGCAGTGTCCAACTGCTCTGGAATACTTGCGCAACAAGACAGAAGATTTGTGCCTTGAAGCCGTAAAGCGAAACGGGTGGGCGCTGGAGTTTGTTCGCAAACAAACGCCCGAGATATGCCTTGAAGCAGTAAAGAATAAAGGTTGTGCTTTACGATATGTTCGCAAACAAACTCACGAAATATGCCTTGAAGCCGTGAAGCAAAACGGTTTGGCTCTGCAATATGTGCGCAAACAAACTCCCGAAATCTGCCTTAAAGCAGTGAAAAAAAACGCTGAATCCCTGCGATATGTACACAAACAAACGCCAGAGATATGCCTTGAAGCAGTTAAACAGAACGGTTTGGCTCTGCAATTTGTTAGGAAACAAACGCCAGAGATATGCCTTGAAGCAGTTAAACAAGACTTAGAAGCCTTGCAATTTGTTCGCAAACAAACTCCCGAAATCTGCCTTGAAGCCGTAAAACAGAATGGGTGGGAGCTGGAGTTTGTGCGCAAACAAACGTCAGAGATATGCCTCGAAGCAGTAAAGCAGAACGGTTGGGCTCTGCTATATGTTCGCAAACAAACGCCGGAGATATGCCTTGAGGCAGTTAAACAGAATGGTTTGGCTCTGGAAATTGTTCGCAAACAAACGCCTGAGATATGCCTTGAAGCAGTAAAGAATAAAGGTTGTGCTTTACGATATGTTCGCAAACAAACTCACGAAATATGCCTTGAAGCCGTGAAGCAGAATGGGTTGGCGCTGGTGTTTGTGCGCAAACAAACGCCAGAAATATGTTTAGCGGCAGTTAGTCAAGATCCGGATGCGATATATTACGTAAATATTTAAATTGTAAAGTTTAGTAAAATGTTTATTTATAAAAAAACCAAAAAACAAATAATTATGAAAGCTCCAAAATTGATAATTAGCAAAAGCGATTTGTTGGAAAAGCCATGCCCAAGATACGACGATTTTCCGGATAAGTTTGATGCTATCGAGGAGATAGAAAAAAAAGGAAACGATAGCGCAGATGTAGGCTGGTTGATAGCCAATTGTAAGAAAGCACAAAATAAAAAAATACTTGATTACTACAAATCACTTAATCCCAGCTATAAAAGTGTGAGTTGGTTAATCAAAAAATGCGAATTTGCGCAGACGCAAGCCATGTTGGAGTTTTATAAATCATTGCAGCCCGAATACATAAATGTTCGCTTCTTTATTACTGAATGCAAATTCGCACAAACAAAAGATATGATAGATTTCTATAAATTGTTGAAACCTGATTACAAGGATGTTAGTTGGTTTATAGTTACTTGCAAAATTGCGCAAACGAAAGATATTATAGATTTTTACAAATCATTGAAACCTAATTACACAGATGTTAGCTGTCTTATAGCTAATTGCGAAATTGCGCAAACAGCAGATATGACAGATTTTTATAAATCATTGGAACCTGACTACAAGAATGTTAGCTGGCTTATAACGAATTGCGAATTTGCGCAAACTAAAGATATGATAGATTTTTATAAGTCGTTGAAGCCTAATCACAAGGATGTTGGTTATCTTATAATGAATTGCGAATTCGCTCAAACAAAAGATATGTTAGATTTTTATATTAGCCTTAAACCAGGAAAATCCTATTTATCATATTTTAAAAAGCATTGCGATTTTGCACGGAAAAATTTAAAATAAATAATTATGCACGAAAACGAATTGTGCTCAGCCGTTATTCAAGTTCTTAAACAATGGCATGACAGGAATCGAGTGCTTTGGCATGGGTATTGCTCTCTCTTAGAAGATGTTGCCGAAATAAAAAGCAATGTTACGCTTCCTGAAATTAAAAAAGCATTGCGCCAGCTATACAAGCAAGGCTATGTTACCGTGGAGCCTGTCTATAACCCCAGCAATGGAATGCTTAATGGCCGGGCATATTTTTATAACCCCGATTTTGCTTCCTCCGAAAAAACGCAGCAAATGCAACAACTCCCACAAGACAAGCCAGTAACGCAGCACACCAATTAAGGCGCTTGCGGGCCTTATTACGCCACTTTGCAGCTTCGTTTTGGGAATTAGTAAGCTCGCTATTTAAGCTAAAAATAGTGCGCTCCAGAGAGGCTTTATGCGCAGTATTTTCCACAGTCATTACTACTGTATCTACTACTCGGAACGACGGCGGGCATTTCACAACCTTAGAGGGTTTAAATTTTTCTAACCACAGTGTATCAATTGTATGCAGCTGCCTTGCTCTCCACCATGCCTCGTACTCTGCTGACACGCTATCGCAGTCCACAACAACACCTGGCAATGTATCCACTCTACCAGGTATTCGTACCGTGTCTGTCTTTATTGGGAAAGCCTTTGCACAATCAGCAGGGAATTTACTGCTCGCCTTGTAGCGCTCAACAGCCTTGCAGCTGAATAGAAACATTAGCAAAATAATACATAAGTAATTTTTCATATAAATTTATATTTATAAATAACTAATATATTGCACGGTGCTTTTGCTTCACCGCCGTGATACGGTCTGAGTATGTAGCCAGCTTTGCATCCATTTTTAACATGCAGAATAAATGAGTGAATAGTGCCTACCTTGACATTGCGAACTATTACGCTGAAGCTGCGAGAGCCATTGCAATACGAATATCTTACTAATGACAATGTACCGTCCTTATGCACCAGCCAACCTATCCGCTCGCTATTGACGTGGTGGCTGCCCCTGCTATACCCGACAATCTTATGCACCATCTCTGGTGTGGCGGTGAACATGGACGGCGTCACCTTCACTGTAACCTCCATTTTGCGGTCGCCTTTAAAATGAAGCAAAGGCAGCCGGAATGGTTTATGTGTGCCCTTCCTCAGTATCGTTCTTTTCCACTCTCCCATATCGTGGGTCTTTCGGATTGTAGTAATTGTAAGCAACTATAAGCAAGGATATTACTACCCCGGTAATAAGCGACCGCCAATCGAGCGAAAATATATCCTTACCCTCGATAGCTACTTGGTTTAGAACCAGCGGCACGGTAGCCGTAATAAGCAAGCGGACAAAGCTGTCTAACATTCTTTTATTCATAGCCAATTTTTTTTTTAGGTTTCGGCAATTCGATTTCATCAGGCTTTCTGTAATAATTGATAATTAAAGGCTCAATTCTATTTAATCTTGCTTCCATTGCTTCAATATCTTTAACGGCAGAAAATATTTTTGTTTCGTTGTTTTCCAACTTGCTCAAGCGCCTATCTATGCTGTCTAATTTATCTTTGATAAGCCAGCCTAAAACAAACGTCAGAAAAGGAAACACCCAAATTGCTGCATGTTCGCCGAATGTCTTGTTGTCCATTTTCATTGAGCCGTGTAAATAATTTATAACCCGTTGAAGAATATTTGTGCCAGCGCAAATATTACAGGCAAAGCCCATACAGGCCATAAGTTGGATAGACTTACACCCAGCTTTTTGTGACTGTAAAAATACCCGACAAGGTAAGTACATACAATCATCGCAGCCGAAATAATGCCCTCGTTTTTGTCAACAAAATCCGCATCAGGTATTGAGTAACCAAAAATCACGAACAAGGCTGTTACTACGAACGGCACACCATAAGATAATAGAACTTTTTTCATAACATTTAATTTTTATTTATTATATTTATTCATCCAATCTTTAGGCGGGTTTAGTATGAGCTCTCCGGTTAGAAACAATATAGCCTCACTCGTGCGCCTTCTTACTAATCCCGGCAATACCCTGCCGTTAGCAGTAATAACGCTATTAGCCCAGTAATCGGCAAGCTGGTTGTTACTCATTGCCTTGTCCAGCCATCGGGTTACGTTGGCATACAAACGGTAAGGCGGGCGGCCTGTGCCGCAATTGTAAGTAAACGAAATAATGGCTCCTCGTTGGTCATCGTTTAGCCTATCCCATACCTGTTGGCCCAATTGCCTACGTGCAGGTATTTCGCCAAGCCGCAACACGTCTTGCATCAATGCTGCATCCGCTTCCTCGATTGTACGTATAGTTGACAGCTGTAAAGCACGCTGCCTATTGTGTGCTCCACGCAAATGCCCCCTTGTAGCCGGGTCAATCATTGCCCGGCCCCATCCTTCCGTCCACACGCCTGCGGGACACATTTTAGGCTGCAAGCCTACTTGATGCAAGTTACCATCATGCAGGCCTTCAAAATGTTTTATTAGTTCAATATACTTACTCATTGCGAATTACTTTAATCTTTCCAACGTCCGGGCCTTAGTGCTGCTTGAATAATTAACTGGTTAATCGTCGCATTGTTAGGCCCTGTGCCTCGGTTGGCAATCATTTTGTAAAAATCTATTTCAGATATAAATAACCCTGTATATCCCGTTGTGTCAATAATGTTTCCATTCATATCCACAAAGGTAAAGGCATCTGCTATTTGTTCCCTGTCCTCGTGTGATTTTCCGAAAATAAGCACCGGCTCGCCTTCTTTGTAATACCTCAAGCGCCACCTGAGGGCCAAGGTGTTTGTTTCTAAGTTGTAGAAAAACCCTTGAAACGTTGCCGTTCGCTGCAAGCCAAATTTAGGCTCAAGGGGTACCGTAATAACGGTATCGTAATGCAAGCGGTTAGGCTGCACACTGTCTGTGGTTAGTTGCGCAAAAGCTGTGCCTGTTACGAGCAAAAGCAAGGTAAAAAGTAACTGTTTCATATTCAATTTTTATTTAAAGCGTTTTGTATTGCAAAAAACATTAATTTATTTGAATGGTTCTCGTTACGCCGTTTATTCTTATTTTTAGTCCTGTATCTGTATTGCTTTCCAGCCAAATATCTCCATCGTTCGGATTAGTAGGTGCTGGGCCAACTTTCAAGTTAATTACAGCCTCAAGTGTAGTGCTTGCCCTCAGGTCTAAAACTGCCGCAGGCGTAACCACGCCAATGCCTATACGTCCGTTTGATGTTGGTACTATTGAAGGATCGCCCGATACAATGGAATGTGTCCCGGTACCGAATAGTACGCCTCCGATATTGATAGCATTTGATGTAGCGTTTGGCAGTGATATGTTAGTGCCGATTATGATGTTATTAGAACCAATGTTATTGCCATCGAATGTTCGACCAACATTTCGACCAAATAAATTTGAATTACTGGCATTTGTTGCATTTTGCCCAGCATTCTGACCAAAAAAGTTAGAAAAAGAAGCGTTTGTAGCACCTTGCCCGGCAGACCTGCCTAAAAAGTTGGAGCGTTGCGCATTTGTTGCGTCAGTTCCTGATAGATAACCTAAAAAATTTGAATTATT